TGAATTGAAAGCGCTCGGATTCACTGATAAGGACATTGAAAAGATAGAAAAGGGTGAAATCTCCATAAAGGACGTAACAGATGCAATCAGAGGGCTAAAGGATGAGCTGAAAGGCAAATCACCGTGGCAGGCTTTCGTCTCTGACTTGGAGAAAGGGATAGAAGCCATAAAAAAGGGCGGCAACGATTCCAAGAAAACCGGTCAAGGAATCACCGATATAGGAAATGCTGTGACGTCTTTTGCCCCTGCATTGAATGAGTTCGGCTCAAGTATCGCCGACATATTCGGATTTGACGACAGTAAGATAACAAGCGCCATTGATGCGCTTGGCGGCTTAGGACAAACGGCATCCGGGGTCGGGCAAATCATGTCGGGTGATATTGTCGGAGGCGCAATGAGTGCAGTTTCTGGAATTTCCGCTGTAGTGTCTGCGTTGGATGGGATGTTCGGTGCCGATTATTCCCACTATAACGAGATGGTCGAGGAATATAACAAACTCAATGAGATATGGGATGAGCTGATAGACAAGAAGCTGGAGTACATCAACACATCCTACGGAGCAGAAGCGGACAAGGTAGGCAAAGAGGCTCTTGAACTTGTCAACAAAAGCATTGAGGCGTACAGAATACTTGGGCGTGAACGATTAAACTCCGGTGCGTCTGCCGGTTCTCATTCCATTGGCAAGCGCATGGCAAAGAACACCTCGTCAAGCGACTGGCAGGACATCGCCAGAGCGCTCGACATGTCTGTCAAAGACGCCAAGGATTTTATAGGTACCGGACGCATGACGGGATTGTTTGACCTGACTACTGAACAGTTGGAGAAACTAAAGTCAGAAGCGCCTACTTTTTGGGCTAAATTAGATGGCGATGTGAGAGATTATCTTGATAAGATTATCGAGGGGGAGGAACGTATTGAGGAAATCCATAATCAGATAAACGAGCAGCTTACACAGACTACATTCGATGGTGTGTACAGTAATTTCATAGATACCCTTATGGACATGAAAGCATCGTCCAAAGATGCAGCCGAAGACATTTCGGAATACTTCATGCAAGCTATGCTCTCCGAGCAGATAGGAACACTTTATCAGGACAAGCTAAAGAAGTGGTATGAGAAGTTTGCAAAGGGTATGGAGGATGGTTCTTTGACGGAATCCGAAAGAAATGCATTGAACAGCGAGTATATGGGTTACATTGAAGAAGCGATGAAGCTTCGTGACGAGCTTGCCGCAGCCACCGGATATGACAAGATTTCGCAAGAATCAACATCCCAGTCTTCAACTTCCAGAGGGTTCGGTACTGAAATGACACATGAAGATGCAGGAGAATTAAGCGGTAGGTTTACTGCTCTGCAGATAGCAGGAGAAGAGATAAAGAATCAAAATATCATTCAATCTCAATCGCTTAATTTACTAACAGTAAAAGCTGATGCTCTACTTTCCATAAATACGGAAACAAGGAATATCGCTGATGATACGCGAGATTTGATAGCACAATCTTATCTTGAATTAGTACAGATTTCGGAAAATACAGGAGCTATTGTAAAACCAATCATTCAAATTCAGAAAGATATGGCAGAAGTGAAAAACAATACATCTAAATTATAAACTATGTCAGATTTATTGATAAATACCCAAGACGCCTACACAACATGGGGGGTAAGAATAGGAGAGGGCTTTCTTGATGTACTTGGTGCATCATCACCCATGAAAGAATTTATAGAGAATAAGTCCCGGTTAGAACATGGAAAACGTGTGATAATCAATAATCCTAAAGTCGATGAGAGGGAAATAACACTTTCTTTTACAATTGAAGGAAATTCCCAGTCCGATTATCAATTAAAGAAAAAAGCTTTCTTCGATGAGCTTTATAAAGGCAAGATTGATATTCAAGTTCCGGCTAATAGTAGCGAAGTTTACCATCTTATTTATACTGGCAAGAGTGTCACTTACGCACAGAGTTTAGACCGAACTTTCGGAAAAATTTCAGCCAAGTTCAACGAACCGAATCCGGCAAACAGAAATTAAATTCCAACAATAGAGAGATTGTTGCGTATATGAGTGCTCAAAATTGGGCACTCTTTTTTTTATCTCCGAACTTTGAAGACGTGGAACAAATCGACATCAAAGACATATCCGGTGCTATCCTGCTTACTACCCTTCCCAATGAAGGCTGCAAGCGTAAGTTTACTCTTATGAAGGAGGACTACATCACGTTAAAGTTCTCCTTGGAGAGTCCTATATTCTTCAAACTTGGTTCATACGTGGAGTGCGACTTCGGGCTGTTCGAGGTGTGCGACTTGCAGAAGCCGGTATTCAACACCGATAACGCAGGCTACGACTATGAGTTGCAGCTTGACGCCCACTACTGGAAATGGAAAAACAAAATCTTTAAATATACCCCCGAAGTGGCCGGGCAGGAAGCGTCCTGGAATCTCACCGCTTCACTTGATGTTCAAGCCGGTATAGTCCTTAGAAATTTAAAAGCTCTTGGTTACAAATACAAAGGACAAGATTTTGTTTTCTCCATTGACAGCACTGTAGAGAATAAGGCGCTACTGATGACTTATGACAACATCAACATCCTTGACGCCTGCTTCTCTATGGCAAAGAAATGGGATTGCGAATGCTGGGTGACTGAAAACATCATCCATTTCGGACGTTGTGAGTCTGGCGATGCGGTGGATTTCGAGATTGGGAAAAACGTGCAGGAAATGCCACGATCAGAATCCCGGTCCACCTACGCCACCCGTATCTATGCTTTCGGCTCAACAAAGAATATCCCATCTGACTACCGCCCCGTTGATGAGACTGTAGTGCTGAACGGCGTGGTGCAAAAACGCTTAATGTTGCCCGAAGGAACTCCGTATATAGACGCTTATCCCGATATGACCACCGAGGAAGCCATTGAACAAGTGGTTATCTTCGATGATGTCTATCCCCGAAGGGTCGGCACGATGTCGGACATTACCATCAAGGAATACACTGACAAAATAGAAAATGCCGACGGGACTACCACTGAAAAGAAGTGGAATGCCTACCGCTTCAAGGATACTGGCATTACCTTCTCAAAGGACTATATCCTTCCCGGCAAGGAATTGAAAATCACTTTCCAATCCGGCAAGTTGAATGGTATGGAATTCGCTGTGACATTCGACCCTGAGGGAAAGCCGGAGAAACTGGGGAATGGTGGCTGGAACCCTGAGGCACAGCTTTGGGAGATAGTCAGGAATGAGGACTACGGCAGACCGCTTCCAGATGGAGCGCTTATCCCCGAAAATGGTGATACTTACATCTTATCAGGCTGGAATTCCATGAAGATAACTGAAATGGGGCTGGTAGCAGAAGCACAGTTGGAATTAAAGGACAAAGCCGATAAGTACGTTGCCAAGTCTAAGATAGACCCTTCTACATATAACTGTAAGATGATGTCGGATGTCGCATACAGTGAGGACGGCATTCACAACCTCTACAGCATCGGTCAAAAGGTCAACCTTATCAACAAGGCCTATTTCGAGAACGGAAGGCAGTCAAGGATTATCGGATTTGAATTCAATCTTGACCTGCCTTATGATTCCCCTATATATACTGTCGGGGAAACCGCTGCCTATTCCCGTATTGGGGAGCTGGAGGAGAAGGTTGAGAGCCTTACTCTGAAGGGACAGACCTATACGGGCAGCGGTAGTAGTGGCGTGTATGTGATAAGAAGGAATGACTCTACACCGGCCACGGATAATAACGTGTTTTCGGCTTTGCGTTCCTTGGCTATGTTCCTTCGAAAAGACCAGGCTGACGGCACTCCCTTCCCCATAACCTTCGGAGATTGGGTCAAGTTCGGCGAGTTCATCACTGGTATTTCCGGAGGGTGCATCGACAAGAATGGCATCCTTGAAATGGAAGAGGGCATATTCCGCAAACGTGTGTTTGTTCCGGAGATTGCCTATAACCGTGTGACCTATTTCAAAGGCAGGATGTGCGCCTCTCCCGGAGGTGGATGTACGGTCAAGGAATGGAGCGACAACGGTGACGGTAGCTATACGATTACACCCGATTTGACGGATGCCGATGGACTGAGCCAGTTTGTCGATGACATTCTGACCACCTACTTCGTCACCAAGTCACCTGAAGGCAAGTTGCAGGGGTTCGAGGAGATGAAGTTCCGGGTGACTTCCGCCGATTACACTGCCAAGACATTCGTCATGACGCCGAAGCCAGGTACTGACTGGAAGCCTGGGGAATCTATGGTACTTGCCCAGACGGGTAACTTTACAGATGAGGATAGGCAGACGTACATCCTGATTGATACGGTTAACGGCAACAACTGTATTACTTTCTTCGACCACGCTAATACATGGGATGTCGAGCCTGCACAAGAGATGTCGTGGATTGGCAAGAAGAAAGGCCGTACCGTACATGGCATTCCGGCTGACAACTACTCGGCAGTTTTTCGCCACGTCATCATGTCCGGCAAGATATTCCAGGTGGATGACATCACCGGCGAGGCTTTCCGGGTGCCGCTATTCAAGGGGACGTGGAAAAAGGGTGAGAAGTATGCCTATTACGATGAGGTGACGCATAACGGCAGCTCCTGGATATGTGTCAATGAGAAAGGCACGTCTACAGAACCGGCAGACGGCAATGCTGATTGGTTGAAATATGCGGCCAAGGGAGAAAGCGGCAAGGGTATCAAGTCTACCGATGTGGAATACGCGATATCGGTGTCGAATGTCATTGCCCCGGTGGACGGTTGGCAGACTACCTCCCCTGAATGGGAAGCCGGCAAGTATATCTGGTCCCGGACGAAGATTGTCTATTCTGATGACGAAGTCAAGTACACCCAAGCGGCTTGTATCAGTGGTGGGCAGGGAGCTGACGGCAAGGGCATCAAGTCCATCACGGAGGAATACTACCTTTCCTCTTCATCGGCCACCACAACCGGAGGCGAGTGGCAGACAGACTCTCCGGCGTGGAAAAACGGCTGGTATATCTGGACCCGGACAAGGATAGTCTTCACTGACGATACTTCCACCACAACGAACGCCATCTGTGTGACTGGCAGCAAGGGTGCAGACGGTACAAGCATTACCAATTGCGGTGAATGGGAAACCGGAAAGCATATACCTTACATGGGTATTACCAAGATGGCCGGACGTGTGTTTTTATGTGTCGCTCCTGATGGTACCGACAATCCTCCGATGTGGACTCAGACGACCAATGAGGGGCGCCGTATCCTGCAGACCCAGAACGGCGGCAAGTCCTACGGTTATACCATTACCGGGGACTTGAATACCGCTGAGTATGAGCTGCTGGTGGAGAACGGCCAGGACGGGCGTGACGGTAGGGATTATGAATGGATTTTTAAGCATACTGCGGAAAATATCGCTCCGGCAACCCCTGCCACATCACAGGTGGATGACTATGTGCCGTCCGGCTGGCATGATGACCCGATTGGGGTGAGCGAGAGCCTGCCATACGAGTGGGCTTGCTGCCGAACTAAGAAGGACGGTGTATGGAGCGCGTTCAGTCCGGCCGCCATCTGGGCCAAATGGGGCTTTGACGGTGAGTCGGCCATTGTAGCCGATTTCGACAATGAGATGGAGAGTGTGGCGTTGACATACGAGGGAAAGACTGTTTCGCAATCCGTGCTCAATACAACCGTCGGCATGTGGTATGGTACGAAGAAGCTACAGCTCAAGTCCATCTCATGCGTGACGCCTGCCGGTGTCACGGAAAGCTACAATGTCAATACGGGTGTGATAGCGTTTACCGTGGCTTCCGGCATTTCGATGCCTGCACGCTCAGAGGTCAGGATAACCGTTACGGCTACGGTACAGGATACGGATATAAGCCGTGAGCTGGTGTTCACCATTGCCGGTGTACGTGCCGGTAATCCGGGCAGTGATGCGATACTCTATAGGCTGGTGCCTTCCGTATCTTCAGTAAGCAAGCGGAAGGATGGTACCTACAGTGTGGCAAGCGTGTCATGCACACGCACCAAGTCTGTAGGCGGTACCACTTCCATCACGACTGACGGTGTGCTGAAATACAGTAAGGACGGTGGTTCGGAGGTCGAGATACAGAACGGCACGGCCATTTCCCCGAAGAACTTCACGACGCAGCTGCAGTTCGTGTTCTACGTGGGTGGGCAGGTCGTGGACCGGGAAACTATACCCATGGTTGTGGACGGCAACGACGGTAATCCAGGAAAACCTGGCGGTGACGGCGAATCCGTCAAGGCTGGCGGTGAGTGGCGCACGGCTAATACTCCATACAAAAAGCTCACCATCTGTACGATGGGGAGTCGCTCCTGGCTCTCAAAGGTTGACACTTCGAATCCACCTCTATGGACTCAGACAACTCATGACGGGAGGCGAATCACTCAGACCCAGAACGGCGGCAAGTCCTACGGTTATATTATTACCGAAGAAGTGAACACCGACGAATGGGAACAACTGACATCAGACGGCGGCATGGTCTATCTCATCAGTACATGCAGCAATATACGGGTGAGCAATGCCGGTTCGCTTGTTCCTTCAGCTTTCCGCGTCTATGCCAAGCGGACGCTTGGTAGCGCCACATTGACTTATCCGGACGGATATCTGACCGCACGGGGGTACAGCAACGGGATATGGAGCGCCATCGCAGGGCCTTCGAGGGCTTCCGAGATTACGGTCAACGCTTCTGCAGGGTATTCAACGTTTTCAGTCCGCTGTTACCAGAGCCAGGCTGACGCTTCGGCATGGAATGACAGTTTCATTGCGGAGATATCAGTGGGTGTCAGCTATGACGGAGCAAGCGGACGAGACGCCAGCGAGCCGCGTCCGAGAGGTTTTTTCGCCAAAGGCAACACATATGTCTGGAATGAAGATTACCATGACATCGTACTGGCCACATTCAACAATCGAACCATTCCGTTTCGGGTACGGGCTTACGGTACGTCGGTCACTGTCGCACCCACCTCGATAGACGGTGATGCGAATTGGGAGGCGGCACAGCAGTTTATGTTTGTAGCTATGGATATGGCTTTAGCGAGAAAAATACGTGCTGATGAAATCCTTGTGGATGATTTGGTGGTACAGAACGTATTGGCAAGGGATAAGAATGGAAATGTCACTTGTAGCATTGATGGTGAGACTGGAGAAGTCAATGTTCAAGGAAAAATTACAGCGACAGCGGCATTCATAAAGATACATGGGTTTAGTTCCAATGAAGGCTACTTTTACCTGAACCCCAATTTTGGTTCGGATTTTGGCAATGGGCGTCCCAGTAGAATAGGCCAAAGTGAATACATGCTTCCCAGCTCTGCCCAATGTGTGGGTATGAAAATATCCTTGATCATATATAATAATTCTTCAGGGAGCACATATGGCTATGTGTCAGTTGTGACATCGGACGGATTTAATGATATGGAGTTGGTTGACGGTCAATACCATTATTGCAATAAAGCTCATATCACAGAGCCTGGTGTTTATGAATTCATATCATTGGGAGGAGTCTGGATTTCAACCAATAAAAATGGCATTTCGTATTCGTATGCTGATTTGGGTGACCATGATTACGAAAACCCGGTTAATTAACAAACTAATATAAATGGAAAGATGTATGAAAGTTTTTTATGAAAGCAAGTTAGCGAAATGGCTGCTGTGGCAGGGTTACAGCACCATCACATTGGGATGCTTCGTCTTCACCAAGAAAAGCAAGGAGGAGATGAAGCAGAGTACACTTAACCATGAGGCGATTCATGTGCGCCAATGGGAAGAATGTATGATTGCTTCGGCTGTGCTGCTGACGGTAATCATGCTGTTTACCGGATTCAACTTATGGGTATATCTACTTTGCCCGTTGTGGTTCTACCTTCAGTATGGGTTGGAGTATGCGATTTCATACGTTTATCACTTATGCCGTAACCGGTGTTGGATAAATGTAGGTGATAAGGCTTACGGCAATTCCGCGTTTGAGATGGAAGCGGAAGCTAACGAAGAGGTAGACGGTTATCTGGATGTGAGAACTCCTTTTGAGTTCTTCAGATATTACGGAAAAATTTGATTTATAATTTACAAAACGAGTTAATTATTAAAATGTTAAATCGGGTAATATTTCCATCCGGAAATTATGCCCCTTAAATGTATTAAGTATGGCAGAGAAGCAAGATATTAGGGAAGACCAGATGAATCTAGTCAGTGGCGTAGACTATGTGAGAGGGCTGAGAGGCAATGACAGCGTGCTGATTGCTCTTAATAATCTGTTTGCTAATTATGGAATTGTC